TGACGACCCCGACCATTTAGCCCCCAATTAAGTATAACGGGAGGCTAATCCAGTTGCTCCGCAATTCGAGAAATTCCCAGTTATACACCGGGTCATTCTCGTTCTGTAAAGCATAATGGAAATGGTCAAAATCGTCACCCACGCAGTGCATATGACCCACCCACTGACGAAAGTCAGTGAGTCAACATCGAAGGAGCTATTCAATGTGCCCCGAGCGCACTAAGGAAAGAAGTCTTACTCAGGTTGTAGAGTTTCCCGCCATTGAACAGTATTCTGTCAATGGTGCGACTCTCCTCAACAAAGAGTTTAGACCAAAAACCACTCGTGCGTGGCAGGGCAGGCAGTTTACTGCCTCATCTGGTCATCGAAAGACTAATGGTGTCTATCGATCTGGCGGTCCGTTTTTTACGTACCGCACGGAGCCCCACATCAGTGGACGCTCCGTACATATGGACGTGACTCGTGCTACGGATCGTTTGAAATACAACGGTCCGATACACATTCCCGTCCCACTTGTCGGAACTGTCGGGTCAGTTGCGCCTAGTCGGGATGATTCTCATCTCGATTTTTATGGTGCAACTGCTATCCGCGCAGTTGACCCCACGAACCCTAACGCCGGTTTAGGCGAATCTCTTGGCGAGATTATTGCAGATAAACGTATAAGTTTGCCTGCGATATCTGGCTGGAAGAGACGGACTGAAGTAGCCAAGGCTGCCGGTAGTGAGTATTTATCGGCAGTCTTTGGCTGGCTACCTCTGGTCAGTGAGATAAAAGCCACTGGTCAGAGCGTTCGAGACGGAAACCAAATAATGAAACATTATTCGGATAATTCCGGTTCGAACGTTCACCGAGAGTTCGCGTTTGATGACATTGAAGGATCAGAAGAGTACTTGCTGCAAAATGGGGCTCTTTTCCGGTGTAATTATTCCGGAAATTCCTCAATTTCAGCTTTCCATTCTGGTCCCGGGGTTCCAATTTTTGTCAAACGTGTGAGCACCACTAAGAGGTGGTTCTCCGGATCCTTTACCTATAAGGCGACCGATGCATCTTCTATTGGTCGCTGTTTGGGATTGGAATCCGAGGTCGATAAGTTGTACGGCCTCACGTTGACCCCAGATGTTCTCTGGGAGTTGGTTCCCTGGAGCTGGGCATTCGACTGGTTCTCAAATGCTGGTGACGTTATTTCTAACGCTACCAGCTTGGGACTAGCCGGCCTGGTTATGCGGTACGGATACATAATGGAGGAAACCACCATTACGGACACGTACAACATGCCCGCCACCGGTTTAACCGGTGTTACCGGGCGACCTCCTCCCTGCACCATCACTCACGTGATTAAGCGCAGGCGAGAGGCCAACCCCTTCGGGTTTGGCGTTTCATGGGAAGGACTTAGTCCAACTCAACTCGCCATTGTTGCTGCACTCGGAATCACTCGTTTGTAGCCGCAAATATGTATTGCAACCATCAAAAGTGCGATTCGTCGCACAGTTAGGAGCATGTTCATGTCGTTTGCAGATCCATCTAAAGTCAAAGTAGATGGGGTAACCGAAGTCGAACTCCCGCGCGTTTCAACGGGAGATCGTACCTCGGAGTACACCAACTCCGATGGCTCGATCCGTTTGAAGATTGCGACGGCTATTGGCCGTCGTATTCGACACACGGCTCGGATCGATCTGGCCAAGGTCATCCCTTCGGTCATAAATCCGTCCCAGAACGAAGAAGTTTCGACTTCTGCGTATCTGGTCGTTGATAAGCCTGTTTCAGGCTATACCAATGAAGAACTTCGCAAACTGACGGAAGGTCTAAAAACCTTCCTGACGGAAGCGAATATCAAAAAGCTGCTGGGCTCTGAGTCTTAGACTCATGCCTAGTTTTTCTTCAGGGGGCTACTATAGCCCCTTGGAGTGCTTCTTGAGACTGGGTTTATCCCCAGGTTCCACGGTAATCCGAAAGGAGATGTTCAATGCGCCCCTTGTTCAGAGCGCTATTGAAGCCCACTCGCCGCCCTATTGGGAGGCGAAGGCCCACCAAAACTGAGTGGGCCGGGGCCTTGGCTCTCGCAGCGTATGCATTGATTGAATTGATGCTACGTTAGCGAGAAGGAGCGACATGGCTTAGGAAAACCACCTCTATTTAAGGAGGGGCTTTGAAAAGCCTAGTTATGCTCTGGTCAAAGTTAGCGAATGAATTCGCTAACAGATGTTGCACTAGCGCTACCAGAGACATTAAAACCGTCTCAGGTCGTGTCGAACATGAGGGGTTATCGTTTCTTACGATAACCTTGCCTTCCTTTGGAAAAGACTTCCAAAAAAGTCTTGACCAAGGGATTGCGGATCGCAACCTGTTCCAAGGTTTTTCTTGGCAGGCAGGTCTCCCCCGTTTTCTTGGGGGTTTCCTCGATCTTGTGTTCGACCGCGATAGTGGGGTGTTAGTTGATTCTCCCGATGTGGAAGCAATAATTGCTATTAGGCAACTTACGTTGCTGTATAGCAAGATCTTGCTCCCTTGCAGTCCCGCTAGAGAGCGAGATGCCATGTCGGGTTATATCGATTGTGATAGAGAGGTGAAGGAGAATGATGCTCTTCTCACGGAATCGGATTATTCCGACTTCCAGCGGATTAGCAGTCTCCTTTTCGGTGACTTATTTTCCAGATTAGATCAAAAGATCTATGAGGAAGATGTAGTTCCGAAACATGGTCCTGGTGCTACGGCGGACAAACTTCTGGGAAACCAGAAGTACCGCAATACCACCTGGACTTGCCGGTTGCAAGAAGTTTTCTCTTCTGAGAACTTCTTGCTCCCTAATGCGCGATATGCGCATGAGGACCGGGTCACCTATCTAGAACCTGGAGCTGAGCTGCCCGTGAGGGTTATCTCAGTCCCTAAGACGCAAAAGACGCCACGAATCATCGCAATAGAGCCGTCCTATGTGCAGTATGCACAACAGGCGATTCTAGAGCCGATGGTTTCTGGTCTTGAGGATGACTTTGTCCTCAAGAACTTTCTGGGCTTTACGGACCAAGGTCCTAACCAAACCTTGGCTCGCTTGGGCTCAGAACAGGGTCACTTAGCCACGCTCGATTTGAGTGAGGCTAGTGATCGTGTGTCTAATCAGCTCGTTAGAGTCCTTTTTCGCAACTTTCCCAATCTTGCAAGAGGGATTGAAGCGACTAGGTCTCGAAAAGCTGACGTACCTGGCCATGGTGTATTACGCCTAGCCAAGTACGCGTCTATGGGTTCGGCTCTCTGTTTCCCAGTTGAGGCCATGGTCTTTCTGACCTTGATCTTTCTAGGAATTGAACGAGAGTCTAACACCCGCTTTACCAGCAAACGTGATTTTCTTGCGTTCGCTGATCGAGTGCGCGTCTACGGGGACGACTTGATTGTTCCCGTGGACAATGTGGAATCAGTGATACAGTCCCTTGAGCATTTTGGTGCTCGAGTGGGCTCGTCCAAGTCTTTCTGGATCGGAAGATTCAGAGAGTCTTGTGGCAAGGAGTACTACGACGGAGTTGACGTCTCAATTGTCAAGTTCCGTCGTGTGTTCCCTGCATCACTACAGGACGGACAGGGATGTATCTCACTAGTTTCCTTTCGCAACCAGCTCTATGAGCATGGCTGCTGGGAGACTGTGAGTTACTTAGATGGCCTGATCTGGAAGATATTTAAGTATTTTCCAGTTGTCGGGAAATCTAGCCCTGTGCTCGGCCGCTATTCCTTTCTCGGGTATCAGTCCGAGAGGATGTGCGCACAATTACATCGCCCTTTGGTTAAGGGCTATGTGGTTAGATCCATCATCCCACAGAATTCTTTACAGGATGATGGTGCCTTGCTTAAGTTCTTCCTTAAGCGCGGCGGACAGCCATCCGTCGACAGGAAGCACTTAGAACGTTCTGGACGTCCTCGTGCCGTCGACATCAAGCCGAGGTGGGCGACTCCCTTTTAAAGGAAGTCACACGTTACATATAACGTGGGGGCGGACTCGTGACCTTGCGGTCACCCGAGTCCCGCAACCTTGCTGGGTTGGGTGTTTATCCCATTCCAGTGGTGCGGTGCACTTGGCAGTGCA